TGTTAAAGCATTATAAATATTATTTTATAAAAAATAAAATAATATTTATTTTTGTAAATTATATTTTTATCATATATTTTTATTAAAAAATTTATAAAATTTTAATTATTATTTTTTTATTATATAATTATTATATACTTAGGTAATAAAAAAGTGAGAATTTTAAGATCATTTCATGTGTAAATATAAGTTTTATTAATAAATTATTATATTTTTTTATATTTATTGTTATAATTATATTTATTACAAATAAAGCTATAAAACGGAAAAAATAATATGTATTTTTAATTGTATTTTATAAAAAAAATATTTTTATTTTATTAATAATTTACTGATATTGAATTATGAAACAGTTTATATAATTAAATTATAAAATATTTTATAATTTAATTCTTTAATAGAAAAGGTGTCCAAAAATCCTAAATTCGGGTGTAATATATAATAATATAAAAAAAAATAAAAAAATAATTTTTAATAATTTTTTATAAAGTTCTTTATAATTATTTTTATCTAAATCAAATAACATTCATAATTTTTATATTTCTATTACATTCTTCAATATTATAATCATATATTTCATTATTATTTAATACAATATTTAAATTATAAGATTCATTCCAACCACTATTTTCATTATGTAATATAATTAATTTATCTATATTATATTTATTTTTACATATAGATATATTAAATTTATGGCTTAAATTATAATGTTGAATATTAGAAGTATAATTAAAAAAATCATTATCTAAATAAATAATTTTTTCAGAATCATTACTAGAACCAATATTTAATACTAACTCTTTATTCATTTCTTCATTTATTATTTTTATTTTTAAAAAATCATTCCATCCCGATTGAATATCTATTCTTTCAATAACAAGTATATTTTTAGAAAAAATATAAAAATCAAATTTATCAGTATTATTTGGTATAAAACTATAAAATCTATAATTACTATTTGTACTTGTTAAATCATAAACAACTTCTTTATTACGCCATTGTTCGGAATAATGGATTCCACTACTACTATTATATGATTTATATTGTTTTGTTATAATATGTTTTAAATTATATTCAACATATAATCTTTGATAGTCATGATTATATTGATTCTTTTTATTTTGATCATTTTTATGTATAAATTTTAAACTATTTTTATCTAATGCATTATTAATTGCACTATAAAGTAATTGTGGTCCTGTAAAACATAATACAGAAGATGATAATGAATAATTATTTTGTTTATAATTATATATATTATGAATACACATATTGATTGTTTTTAATAATAAATGATTATTAGGAATACTTAATAAAACAGCATTATAATATCCTTCACCTAAATCTTTACATACTATAAATTTATCATTTTTATGAATAATATTACGCAAAGGTACTCTCAATATACTTTTACAATCAAAATAACAACCTCCATTTATATATAAATAACAATATCTAAAAAAATCTGCTTTATATGCTCCGGGTATGATAAGATCATATGCAATTAAGGTGTTTTCATCAAAATTATTTTTAATAAATAATCTTGAATCATCATTATCAAATATATAATATTCATATTCTGGATTTAATTCTATATATGTTAATATAGAATTGTGATGTAATATATTATCAATATTTTTAGTATATGTTGTTTGTATAATTTTTTTAGGAATATTCTGATTATGATATATTATTTTATTTAATTTTATTTTACATATCATATCCATCATTTTATCATTTTTTTCGCTACTACCTAATGAAATTATTTCACTTTCATTATTGTTTAAAGAATATATTTTTATTTTTAAATTCACTCCCCATCCACACTCAGAATCTAATCTTCTTATTATTATTTTAAATTTATAATCATTTATATAATACAAAATATAATGTATATCATCTGAAGAATCATTTATTAATTCATATTTATTAGTTATTGGAACATTATTCCTTTTTTCCAAATTTATAATATATACCATATTATAATTTATTTTTTATATTTTTATATTTTAACGCTTTTTATATTATCTTTTGATATACCTATTTCTATTAAATTTTCATTCATATCATTATCTATAATTAATATTTTTAAATTAAAACTCCATCCATCATTGGAATCTATTCTTTTTATAATTAAATATTCTTTTTTTTTAGAGAAAAAAAATTTGTCATTATAATTATTTGGATAAACACATATTTTAAAATTATCCACAACTTGAAAATTTTTATAATATATTTCATTATTATCATATAATTTTCCATAATGATATACATTTAAATAATTATTATAATAATCTTTATAAAATCTATTTAATATTATTATATTGTTTTCAATAATCTTTATATTATTGTTATAATAATCATTCGAAAAATCATGATAATTATCTAATGGTCTGTTATTTTGAAGTATCAAATTATCACTATTTATATATTTTTTAATAGATTTATAAAAAAATATTGGTCCAGTAATATCTAATGCATTTTTCCCATTTTTATTAATAATATTATAAACACAATCTTTTATTGTTTTTTCTAAAATAATATTTTTAATTGTTGAAAAAATAACTGCATTTAAAATTGCATAATCAATCGCATCATTACATAATATTAAATTTTGATCATGTTTTAAAAAATTTCGTATAGGAATTCTTAATATTTGTTTACAATCAAAATAACAACCTCCATTATTATATAAAAAACAATATCTTAATAAATCAGCTTTAAATGCTCCTGGAACTAATAAATCATATGAATAATTAATTTCGTCACTAAAATGTTCTTTTAAAAAAATTCTTGAATCTTTATTATCATAATATATATATGTATATTCCGGATTTAATTCTATAAAAGATAGAATAGAATTAAAATGCAATATATTTTTAAATTTTTTTGAATATCCAGTTTGAAAAATTATTTTTGGAATATTTTGATGATAATTATGATCCATAAAAAAAATTTTTATTTTTGTATCTAAAAATAAATATTTAAAATTATTATTACATGGTTCTATCGTAATTATTTGCTTACGATGTTTAACAGTATAATCATATAATATTAATTTCAAATAAATATTCCATCCAGATTCATCATCTAATCTTCTTATAATTATTTTTATTTTAAAATCATCTATATAATAAATTATTATATTCAAATCAATAAAAAGATTTGTTTCTTTTATTAATTCATATTTATTTTTAATTAAATAATCTTTTCTTGGTATTAGATATTTAGGAATATCTAACTTAATATCATTATTACATAATAATTTAATATTTGTTTGTAAATACATGATTTTATAATTATGTTCTGAATTCCCAATATTTAGGATATGATATTCATTATTATCTTCATCAAATATTTTAATTTCTAAATGTAATCCCCATCCGTCACTAGAATCTAATCTCTTAATATTTGTTTGACAGTAATATTCATCAATATAGTATATTACTATATCAAATACATCTGGATACTTGTATTCTACTACCTCATAATGATTTTTAATTAAATAATAATTCATTATATTTATTTATAAAAAAAATATTAAATTAATACTTATTTAAAAAATATTATTTATAATTAATGTCATATAATAAGATAATTAAAATATCTTTTAAAAAAAATATTATTGATAAATGTAATCAATTATTATTTGTAGCAAATAATGATATTATATATTATGATAATAATCATTTAAATTATATTTATATTTTTAAGAATAATCATCTAAAATACACATTTTATGGTTTTTTTAAAGATAATTATTTTGTTATCATTTTTGATTGTTATGATGAAAAATTAAACATAAATATTGAAAATAAACATATATATTTAATTAAATTAAATTGGATACTTCATAAAATAAATAAGTTATCATTATGGATTTTAGATACATCTAAATTAAATAATATAAATACAAATTGTTTACTATTAACAACAAGAAAAAAATTATTTACCGATAATGTGTCTATAAATAATTTATTAACTATAAGTGATATAAGTAATATAACAATTAATATTAAAGTATGTAATGATGAAATTAAAAAGAAAAATGTGTTATTGAATTTATTATCAATATTTAATATATAAATTAAAAAAATGACAGTATAAAATAACTAAAATTATTTATTATATAAAATTGTATATTAAAATGAGTTTGATTGTTCTTCTTCCTGATCCTAATTTCGAAATAGTTTTTTCATATTTAGGAAAAGAATATTTTCGTCTTGTTGTTAATAAAAGATGGAAAAAAATTATTGGTGATATTTGTGATAAAATCATCAATCATAATGTTTATTGCGATAGCCATGGATATAACTCTGAAAAGTATAATCCTATCTTTCAAATATCTGAGCCATGGGATTATAGAGTTCGTCTTACGTTCTATAAAATCGTTTCTTTCTTATCAGAAAAAGATAGACTAACATCTCAAGAACAAACGAATAATAAAGTAACGTTGTATTCATATATATATAATAGCTATTGTAATAATTTATTAAAACATAAATCTTTATATGTGGATAAAATACTTGAAATTATACAAACACCAAATTTCGCGGAATATATGAAAAAATTTGGATTGAAACAAGTTTTTGATTTACTTTATACTATATTTATTCCTTTTTTTAAGAGTTACTTAAATAAAAAGTTAATTCTTAGTGACAATTTATTTAAATTTGTTGATAAATAAGTTCATTTATTTTTATCAACATATGGCGGTGTACTGTTATAGTCATCGCAATTTATAATTCTACTAATATATTTTCTAAAATTTATTACGTCAACATATAAGGATTACATCAAACATGCTTCTATAGGAAATGTAACAAATAATAACTCTATAAATTTATCATATATAACCTTTAAGAATAGATTCAAGTAAATTTAAAAGTACATCCGAAGAATCTATTTTATGATATCAATATCATTATTTGTTATATTATTATCAAGTAATAATAAATTTTTATATTTCACATAATGAACTATTTCTTTTTTAACAATATTTATATCTAATATGTTAGATAATTTTTGAATATCATTCATATTATTAATATTTAATATCATTATATTTTGATTCTTAAAAATTTTTATTAAACTATTATAAAATATAATAATATTTTTTAATAATTCTTCATTATTTTCAAGAAAATGAATATTTACATTATATATATCATTTATTTTTTTAATATATATGTTATATATATCAATATTTATATTTTTATATAATATTTTAATATCATCATATAAATCGTCCATAAATAAAATTTTATATTCAAAATAATATTTTTTTTTTTCATTTTCATTTAAAAAAATATAACTATTTATATTTCCATGAAAATTTATCATTAAATTGCTACCAATATCTAAATTCATTTTCTTCGTTATATTTTTAACAGATACTTCTAATAATTTATTTGAAGTTAAGAATAAAAATTCTTTATATTCTATTCTTCTTAATTGATTATTTGGTCTTATTAAAGATTGAAATTTTTGTTTTTCTTTTACATAAGATAATTCATATACAGGATAAGGATACATAGTAAAATATTGTACTCCTTTTATATTTTTAGGTATTTTTCTATGAAAATATATATCAGAGTGATAATCAATTATTTTTAAATAGTATAAATAAATAATCGCCATTTTTTTATTGATTGCAAAACATGGATTGCATAAAGAAAAATTTTTAAGAAATATTGGTTCACTATTTGAATTATGATTACTTGGATTATATGCCGTTCCTAATCTTATTAATAAAGGTTTATTCATATCAATATTGTATTGTTTAAAAGTATATTTACTTAATAATTTATTTATTATTCTTTCATATTGAAAGGTAAAAACAATATCATCCTCGCAAATTAAAACAAAATTATAATTATTTTGAATAATATCTTGAAAAATACGAATAAAAGAACACCAATTTGCAATTTGAAAAGAGGTTAAAAAATTATTTTCACAATTACATCTTTTATTATTACAACGAAAACAATTAGGAAATTTTTTTACAAAATTACTATTCATTAGATTCTTAACTTCATCCGAATCATATGGGGTTGCTTCAAAAAAAGTATAATTTATGATGTTTACACGTTTAAATTCGTTTTCAATATGATTTTTACGATCAAGTGATTCTTTTAAATTTAAAACGTAAATTTTATCAAAAATTTCATTAAAAATCATATATATTAAATATACATGGAATTAAAATAAAATTTATACTAATTATTTATTTATAAATAATGTAAAAAAAATATTGAATAATACTATATGAATAATATTTATAGAGAATTTGAAAAGATAAAAGATAAATATATTGCTACAAATAATTTTTTTATATCATGTGATAATAATATTGAGGACGGTAAGTTTGAAAAGATTGATATAAATTCATTATGTAAAAAAAATGATATAAAATTTATACCATGTTCTGATAATAATGATTTATATATAAGTATTAATAATACATATAAGGAAGAATATATTGATTTAATATTAATAAAAAATGTATCATTTTCAATAGATGAAATAAAAATAAATAAAAATGATCTATTAAATAAGTTTATATATAATGATTCATATAAAGATGAAAAAATAATTGAAGATATTTATTATAATAAGAATTTTTCGAATAAAATAAAATTAGAAATACCAATTAAAAATAATTCTTATAAAAATATTTCAAAAAAATATTTATTTAAAATAAACATGTTTGATTTAAATCAAAGTTTTTATAAAAGAGAATATATTAAACAATATTAGATAATTCTATTAGTTCATAATTAAATGTTTCATATGAAATCTTAGCTTACACCAATCTATTATATGAAAATTTTTTGATTCGAATGCACCTAATAAGGTATAATATAATCCATTTGTTATATAATTATTGTTTGTATCATTCTCATCATATTTATTATCGTAAAATTTATTATCATACAACCATACTAATATATTAAAATAATTTCTTTTAGAAGCTTCATATAATCCATATTTTGATACTTTATATTTTTTAGAGATAAGAAATTTAAGAGATTGTATACTTCCAGACATAATAGATGCTGTTGTAATAATAATATCATTATTTACATTTTTATGATATAAAATCTCTTTTATTTTATTTCTAATGATGTTATCTTTTTCTAAATCCGTCATAAATGGATTGTTTATGAAATATTCATATATTTTTTTTTTAATATCTCTATAATCTAAATAATTATTAAAATAATCCGCATCAATAAATTGATCAATAAAATTATCATCTTCTTCTAAAAAATAAATATAGTTATCTTTATTTGAAATAATTATACTTAAAGAATCAATATCTTCATTTTGTGCAAAAATAGATGCTGTTATACAGTCATAAGGACATTGAACTTCAAATAAATATTTAATAATATGTGAATATCCTCCGAGTGCTGCATATGTAAATACATTTTCATTTAATGGATAATGAATAGTTTTTGGATATTGTAATAGATGAAATGGATCTGTTTTATGATATTTTGGATCATATAAACAAATACATAACTTTAATAATTCTAAATTACCATTTTCCGCAGCTATTTTACAAATAATATCTGCATCATATATATAAAAAAGAATTTGAATATTTATTGATATAGGATTATGATCAATAAAATTTTTAATAGTATGAAACATATTTTATGTTAAATTATTAGAATAATATATAAATAATATTGTAGTAATTATTTCTGTCAATTTTTAATTTAAAATTATTATAAATATAATATATAGATGAATCAAAATTTTTATCAATTATCTAAATATGGCGAAGAAGATAAAAACGAAGATGAAGAAGAAGATACAAGTTTATTAAACGATGATAATGAAGAATTTGTGGAATTTAAAAGTAATGTTAAAGAATGGCTAACACTAGATGACGATATAATAACATTACAACAAGCAATAAAAGATAGAAAAATAAAAAAAAATGATTTAACACCTAAAATTTTAGATTTTATGAATAGATTTAAAATTAATGATTTAAATACAAATAATGGAAAATTAAAATTTACAAAATCTCTACAAACAAAACCTTTAAATAAACAATTTTTAATTTCTCGGTTAGGAGATTTTTTCAAAGATTTTTCAAAAGGTGAAAAAGCAGCTTCCTTCATATTAGAAAATAGAGATAAAGAAGAAAAATTAAAATTAAGAAGAGTTATTAATAAAAAAGAATTAAATTTTTGAAAAAAAATGATGGTAAAATTTGTATGAAAATATTTTTCATATAATTTTGTATAAAAGGATGGAGAATTTTTTATAAATAATAAATCAACTGAAAATCTATCGGTTTCTAGTATAGAAGTACGTGTAGAAGAAGAGAATTTACCTCTACAAGTCATTAATGATAGAGAAATTCTTCCACCAGAACATGAACTTTCTAGGTATTTAACACCAAATTTTTTAGATGTTACTGATCAGTAAAATCGCAAAAATCGCAAATTATATTTATAAAAAAAAAATATATATAAAGACATAACGATATAACTGATTATGATAAACCAAAAATGT